CGCTCTGGTAGACGCCAGAACGACTAAACTCGGGGTACCAACAATAAAACTGAACAAGTAGTATGCTTAAATTCACCAAAGCAGATGACCGCGTCAAAGCGGCTCGCAACAAAGTAACGATGTGCATTTTTGGCCCAAGTGGCGCCGGGAAGACGACACAAGCCCGCACGCTAGATCCAAAGAAGACGCTCTTCATCGACTTCGAGGCCGGCACGCTGGCTCTCGGGCGAGACTGGGCCAAGGACAACGTCTTTGACATTCGCTCTGTCGCCGGCAGCGTAGGCTGCCACCCATGGGAATTGGCAAGGGCGGCTGCTCTCTATATCGGCGGGCCGGACCCGTCGGACGCGAACGGCTCGTACTCGAAAGCCATGTACGATCAGGTCTGCGGCATGTTCGGTGATCCCAAGGAACTGGACCAGTACGACACAGTGTTCGTCGATAGTATCACGGTGGCAGCACGCGAGTGCTTCAAGTGGAGCCAGGTACAGCCAGAGGCCATGAGTGAGCGTACTGGCAAGCCTGATATGCGCGGAGCCTACGGCCTGCTGGGCCGTGAGATGATGCGTTGGATCACCCACCTGCAACATGCCACCAAGAGTGTTGTGATGGTGGGCATTCTGAACCGCGACGAGGACGAGCTGAAGCGCGTCTTCTGGGAACCTCAGATCGAAGGCTCCAAGACCGGCAGGGAACTGCCGGGAGTCTTTGACGAGGTGCTGACGCTCTCGAACCTTAAAGCCGAGGATGGGAGCTTGTACCGGGCCTTTGTGTGCCATGAACAGAATCCATTTGGCTTTCCTGCCAAAGACCGGTCCGGCTGCCTTGAGATGATTGAGGAGCCTAACCTAGCAAAGATCATCGCGAAGATTCGCGCTGGCAAACGTATCGACAATCTACAAACTACCATCCCCAAATCTGAATAACTATGTCCTTCTTCTCACCTGAAACATCAAACACCGGCAGCAGCTCCATTGAATTGATTCCTGCCGGGACCATCGCAAAAGTCGTTATCGCAGTCCGCGATATCAAGCACTCCCAGTCTACCGGTGCACGGTATCTGGATCTGGAGCTGATTATCGACGGCGGCAAGTATGACCGTCGCCGTGTGTTCTCGATCATCTGCGACCCATGGGACGACAAGACCTCCCAGAAGGCGAAAGAGATGGCTGTAGGCACCATTACGCGCATCATGGAGTCCATCGGCGTGTTTAACCCGTCGAACCCAGAGACGTATAACGTGTTTAACGAGGCGTCGATCAACGAAGTGGCGCTAGCGATGTCTGCCAAGCCAGTGCACATCGTGATCGGAATCCAAAAAGGCAAGGATGGCCGTGCCGACAAGAACGAGGTCAAGGAATGGACCAGCCCTAATCCAAAGAGCAACGGGTACAAGTCGTACCAGTTGGCTCAGTCTGGAGCTGAGTCTGTTGGTGGACCAACGCCGTCCACTCCGGCGCCGGCGATCGCAAAGCCAGCGCAGACGGTTGGGGCGGTGAAGCCGCCCTGGATGAAGTGACTAAACCGCAGGCTTTGCTGGTTCAATACAAAAACGAACTAGCCAGCAGAGCCTGCTTTCGGTAAACATCACCCTCGTACCAGTGGGTGGTATACGCAATTACCATGCTGTGCAGGGAGATCCTGCAAGAAGGTTCGTTCATTTGTACCTTGTGAAACAGTAGTTGCGGTTTCTTTATGATTCTTAGACCACGACAAAAACTTTTTGTAGAGAAGTGCCATCAGGCACTGGATCAATACGGCGCCGCTCTCGGCGTTGCTCCCACCGGAGCAGGCAAAACGGTCATGCTTTCCGCTGCGGCGTCACGGTACAAACGGGCGCTGATTCTCCAGCACCGCGACGAACTGGTGTCCCAAAACCGCAAGACCTACACGGCGGTCAATCCCAAGAAGCGGAGCGATCTTTTTACCGCTGACCGAAAGACTTGGGGGCAGCACGCCACCTTTGGGATGGTGCAGACGCTGGTTAAGGAGCGTAATCTTGCAACCATGCCGCAGGATCTCGACCTGCTGGTAGTGGACGAGTGTTTCCCGGCAGGGACGCTGGTAGACGGCAAGCCAATCGAAAGCATTCAACTTGGAGATGAAGTCAAATCTCATCTTGGAATAGGGAAAGTTGCTCATCTTTTTAAGAAGAAACCATCGAGTCTTGTTTCAGTGATATTGTCTGATGGCAAGATGCTTACATGCACTGAGGAGCATCCAATATTTACTCAGGATGGATTCAAGGCAGCAAAAAACTTGAATGGAAGTGACATGATGGTTAGCATCATATCATATGAGCAACTGCGTAATCTGTCAGAAAGAAATTCAGCCGAAACCATACAAGAGCTGGAAGCCGGGGAAACTTTGCGGAAGCAAGGAGTGCAAGGGAGAACTTTCCAGGCAGACCATTCGGAACACATTTGCAAAGCACGAGGGGCAAATCACGAAGTACAGGACAAGCAACGGGATGCACAATCCAGAGGTTCGAGCGTTGGTGTCAACGAAACTCAGGGCAATGGGCTGGAAACCAACAGTGAGAGGTGGGAACGGAACTGGGCCGACTCCACATCAGCTTGCGCTGGCAGCGGCATTGGGATGGGACATGGAAGTTGCAATCCCGACGAAACAACCGCAATCAGAAGGAGTCTATCCGACTTGTTACAAGGTGGATATTGGAAACAGTACCTTGAAGGTTGCAATAGAAGTGGACGGCAACTCACACAATGTGTTGAAGCGCAAAGCTCAGGATGTGAAGAAAGACGAGTTTTTGCGTTCCATCGGGTGGACCGTGTTAAGATTCACGAACAAACAAGTTGCGGAACATTTGGAGGACTGTGTCCAGACGGCTTTGTCTACAATCTCGAAGTTGAAAACGGAAATACCTACTTTGCCAACGGATTCCTAGTTCACAACTGCCACCACGTGGCTGCGGCTTCTTACCTGCGGATCATCGAGGAGTTTCGTGAGCGCAACCCGGAGGGGCACATCCTGGGGCTGACGGCAACGCCGCAGCGTAGTGATCGGAAGGCTCTGATCTCGGTGTTTCCGACCGTGGCTGATATCATTCAGCTTGGGGAGCTAGTTCAGGGCGGGTTTCTCGTGAAGCCTCGTGGCATCGTGATGGATCTGGGACTCAAGGCAGAATTGGACCGGATTCCAAAGATGTCGGATTTCGACATGGATGAGGTTGCCGAGGTGCTGGACAAGAGTCCGCTCAACGACCGGATCGTGCGTGAATGGAAGCAGCACGCCGGCAAGCGACAGACCGTGGTTTTTACCGCTACTGTGGCGCACGCCGAGCACATGTGTGAGTCCTTTGTAGAGGCCGGTGTGGCAGCCGTAGTAGTTCACGGAGAGATGTCCGGCGGCGACCGCGTCGCTACACTAAAGGCTTTCGACGAAGGCCGGTATCAGGTGGTGCTGAACGTGGCCGTCCTTACCGAAGGCTGGGACTGTCAGCCGGTGTCTTGTGTGGTGCTGGTTCGGCCTTGCTCAAGCAAAAGCGTTATGCTTCAGATGGTGGGGCGCGGGCTTCGCAAGCTAGACCCAGAACGGTATCCGGGTCAGACCAAAAGCGATTGTCTTATCATGGATTTTGGTTACAGCCTGGTCACGCACGGCAATCTTGAGGCCGAGGTGCGGCTTGTCACCAAGGCCAAGGACAGCGAGCCCGGCGAAGCGCCCAGCAAGAAATGCAAAGGGTGCGGCATTTCACTGCCCATCTCCACGATGATCTGCCCGATCTGTGGTTACGAGGACAAAGTAAGCAAGGGCGTCCTCGAAGAGTTCCGCATGACCGAGGTGGAGTTGATAGACGCCTCGCCGTTTCAGTGGGAGTCTATGTTTGACGGCCTTGTGCTGGTCGCTAACGGGATGCAGGCATGGGCGGCAGTGATCTCTTTTGGCGGCTGCTTCTGGGCCGTAGGGGCTGTTGAGGGACAGCGGCTTCAAAAGCTAGACGTGTCAGACGATAAGATCCTGGCTATCTCATCTGCTGACGACTTCTTGCGCTCGAACGGGGACACTAGTCTGTGCCGGAAGACACGGTCCTGGCTAAACCTGCCACCGACTCAGAAGCAGATCGAGATGCTCCAGAATGGAGCCAACATGTTTAACATGTCTCGTTACCGGGCGTCGTGTCTGCTGACGTGGAAGTTCAATGAGGGCAAGATCCGCACCAAGCTGACAAAATGACACTTCCTAGCGAGCGGCAGGCACTGGCCTTCTGGCTGCACGCGACCGGCATGACATGCCGACAGATGGCTGAGCTGTTTGATTGCTCAGTCGAAGCGGCCAGAAGTCATCTAGTGCAGGCACAGCAAAAAGCAAAAAAACTTGGACTCAGCTACAAAATAGAGCTAAAGCCACAATCTAAACTTCCCGATAATGAAAGCGGCATGGGCATAGCATTGCGCCTTGCCAGAGAAGCAAACCTAATACAATGAACGACTCAGATGAAACC